AAATAATTATTGGAATTACAAAAAATGGGGCGGGGGTTGGGGGTTCGTTTTTTAAAAAAAATTTTGTCGGTAAAAGACTTTTTGGTATCTCTATTGATAGAACTACTTATCCGCTTCTCTTTCAACCCTCCTTACATCCTTACCAAACCATCTTAATTCCCTCCTTACCATCCAAATAGGGAAATATAAGATATAGTAGGAGAAACACAAAGCAGCCCCTATTAAAACAACAGGTAAGAGTATTATAGATATCATTGCATCCAACCACTTCATCCGATTAGATTATTTTTTTATCTTTTAATACCTTACGGAGAGTAGCCGAATCTGCTCTCGCAGCGGCCAATTCTTGAGTAAGACGGGATTGAGCGGCGGAATCACCGGATTGTGCCCTTTTGAGTTCTTCACTTTGAGTAGTGATTTGTGAACTCAATTCCGTTTTAGCCTTTTCCAGAGCGGCCTTTTGATCCGTAACGGCAATGGCGGTGGCTTGGGTTTGAGTAGTTTTTGTATCAACCACTTTCGTATATTTGAATTCAACGGTATGGTTTTGATTTGTGTCGGTATCCGGGGTAGCCCTTAAACGGAATCCTACCTTGCCCTTATTGGTTGGGGTATTACCATTATAGAATACATCCTTAATCATATTGAAATCCTCTCCCATTATGGCAAGACGAGCATTTAGTTCTTTGTTAAACTCATCCAATTTTGCTTGGGAGAATACGGTTTCGGATTGAGCAGTGATAACCTTTAACTTTTCAATAGAATAATTAGCGGAAAGGGATAAGTTCCAAAGAGAAAATCCGTCCTCCGGTCTTTCCCTTTCTTCCGTTAGTGTATAGTTGATTTGTTCTATTAGGGCGGAAGGTAGACCGGATGGGGTGAGTGAACCCTCAAATATATAATCAACGGATTCTACACCCGCGTTTCGGTTTAGTGTATCCCTTTCGGCAGCAAGTTTACGAAGTGAATCGGTAGTAAGACGGATAGTAGGAATTGTTCCCCCAATAGTGGTAGTGAGACCCGATGTAGTGGTAACCCTTCCGTTTATTCGGGTATCGTAATGTGGATTAGTAGGGTTAGATATCCATTCATACGTTGCGGGAGAGCATAATAATATCCCATCTACGTCTACTATAATCCCATCAGCTGAAAGAAGGGGATATACGGGTACATCTAATCCCTCTTTAATTAATTCTAATGGTGTTACAGATGGGGATGCTGAAACCTTCCATCCCGACGGGGTTACGGAATACCTGTCCGCGTTTTGTGATATCTCTTTTATCTTTTCCATATATACTACTAAATATTAACTACCCCTCTAATTTCCGCCCATACCCTTCTATATACTCCCAAGTCACTTAATCTTCTATTATCCTTTCTTAATTTCCATACTCCTCTACTTAACCTCTTATATCGGCCAGATTGTATTGCAGAACGAATAATATCATTAATCTCCATATCCTTACTCAACTTATTAAATCCGCTCTCTGTCCATTCCTTAACTGTCTCTGCCTTTGTCTTATACCCAATGATATTTGCAACCCCCACTGGTGTAGCAAACTCCACTGCGGTTTTCTGATATATTTCTTCTCTTAACATACACCTATAAATATCTGAGTAATAAAAAACCCCCACCATTTCTGATGAGGGTCTTTGGTACTATCCACGTTTGAACATTGAAACCCATTTTACTAAGTGAGGTCTTAAAAACACCCCAATTACCGCTCCCACTACAAACTGTAATGAAAGGACGAAATCTAATACTGCCATTTTTCGTTGATTTTGGTTAATAAATAAAGTCAACCTACTTCGTCCGATATCGTATAAATAAGTATTCCTAAAACCCACATAAACCCAAAAATTTTATGGTGAGCATTCGTAGAGTACTCAAAATAAAGGTTCTTAGATAAAATTATTTTTGCTAGAAGGGTTAAAAAAGGACTGGGGAACAGCTAGTATTGTGGTAACAATAGTGTCAAAAAGGGTTCTATATAGGAAAAAATTAACCCCGGGATCTAAACGAGTCCGACCGATATTTACAACGACTCCTTTTTCTTAGTTACACGAAATTAGTCCAACTAAGCTGCTGTCACTTCATCAGCTTCAGCTTTAGTCTAACTCGTTAAAGTCAGCATTTATAACTATCGAGAAAACGGAAAAAAAAATGGCATAAAAAATCCCGCTACGAAATGAATCATAGCGGGTTGGTGAGTTCGGGCTCACTCCGTTAGTGTATGGGTATGAAGGGGGTTAAAACATTCTTACAATGAATTCAGGCATCCATCTTCGCTTTTCGCTCTCTTCACTCAGCCACTTAGCATAGCCGGTATACTGGCGTTGTAGCTCTACGGCTTTCCAGTCTACCTGCTCTACTCTACTACCTATATGGTACTGCTTACACCAGTTTTGAAATTCGGTGTCACTTTGTACTTGCTCTCTTTCTCTTTCTATACTATTGTATCTGTCTATATCTATGTTGTCTATTATGTAGTTCATACTCTTGCTGAATTTATTTTTGTTAAGGTTGTCCGCGTTATGCTTTCGCTTGTGGTGGATGTGCTGTGAACATGTCAACCAGTATTTCATCTTCATACTCTACCTCGCTCTCAACTATACTATTGTACCTTTCAAGCAGTTTGATTGCCATTCTCAGCTCGTCCAACTGTCTACTAGCGGACCACTTAGGTTTACCGTCCTTAAGGGACCTGATTTTTTTCATTAATACGGTTTCATCTTCTTTTAGTTTTTGTATTGCAAATTCCATTTGTTTCTTTTTATTTGTTTTCTTATGTGTGCCCAACAGGCTGGTGTATGTTTCTTTTCAGCGTATCTTGCTGCTCTTTCGTAAGGGTTGCGGCTATATGAGCCAGGATATTTATAATATTTTGTTCTGATTGGTTGTAATTGGTGTGTCCATTCGTGTATACAGGTCCCAATCAATTCCCGTACATCCGTGCAGTTATCCCAATAAACAAATACTTCATTGTCTTCTGCATCGTATTCACCGCAGTCTTCGTCATATCCTTTACGGATGGACCAGATAGGTTGATACTTTTTTCTATTATTGACTCCTAATTCTCGTCGGCACCATCGCAGAGCCATATCTGCTATTCGGACCGTTGGAGCACGTCCCAGCCTTTCAATCTTTGTGTTTAGATATATCATAGTCGGTTTATGCTTATTATAAAAAATGGGATAGCACTCTCTAGCACTATCCCTTTAATATCTGGGCTTTATTGTAAAGTAAATCGGAGAATAACCATTTATGAGTAAAGAGATGCTCCAGATATATTGAGCGGAGTCCAGTTGCGAACTGGCACTCTCAAAGCTCCGCTTATTATTTTGTAGAATCTACAACTGCTGCAGTATCTACTGCTACAGCCGCTGAATCAGCAGCTACTGCTGTTGAATCTGCTACATTGATTGCTGTTGAATTGTTACTTCCACAAGCTACCATACCCAAAGTCAATACCAATGCCATAGCACCTACTTTTGCTTTGTTCAAGATAGTAGACAATCTTTTTGCGTTATACAACGCCTTTGTTGTAAAGAAGTCTCTCTTTTGTTCTGAAGTGGTCGTTGCCGCCTCGTTCAAGTTGTTTACTAATTCTGTTACTTGATAATTCACCTTTGTACTAATTTTCTTAGCCATTTTGTTTTTTTGGTTCCCTTTAAGTTATAAATAGTCAAGCTCCATTAAGGCGGGTTCCTTTTACCTTAGCTTCGCTTGTATCTTTATTCGTTGTTTGTATACACAATATACGAAAAATTTTTGAATTTACCAAATTTTATTGGTCAGTATCTTCATTGTTCACTGTCGTGCTTTCAACACTAAGTGATCCACCATTGTAGAACGTTGAATAAGCCGGGTCAATCATTTTCTTATCTGAAACAAGAGCACCTTCCAATACGGTAGTCGCAATCATTTCTTTTTTCTCTCTCTTACTCAATACGTTTTTGATTAAGCTCGTCTCAAGCTTATCTTGCTTTGTCACTTGTTCAACTTCACCTACATACTTGCGGACTGACTCTTCATCAACAAAGTAACGAGGTCTGTCCATCTTAGGACCGGACAACTCAATCACTTCATAGATATGTCTACCGTCACCAAAGTTGAATTTCTTATTCTTAATAACGGCTTTGTAACCTCTTTTACCTAACTTAATTTCTTTTACTTTCTTACTCATATTAATGTGTGCTATTTAATTCGTATTCAAATTCTCTTAACAATTCCGTTTCAATCTGGTGTGCAAGTGCTTTACCTTTAACAACGTCAACAATAAACACGTCATAAACGTCCTTGCCGTATTCTCTCATATCCCTATACAATTCCCAATCAAGCGCGGTCCTCATTGCCTTTGAGTAGTGTTTTTGAAACCTACGCAGTGCTGCATATCTTTTGGACTTAGTATGATAGAATTGTGATAAGGATGTGATACCGATATATGATCTACCAGATATGGTATTAACGATCTCATATATCAGGTGTTTACTATCCTTACGGGTTTTCTTTCTCATATTATTTACTCTTTTTAATATACGTTTGATAAAAGGCCTTAATAAAGGCGTAACTAAAGATTGAACCGACTGATATTATAATCAATTCAAAGATGGTAATGTGTGTACCCATATTATTTTGTTTTAATTTCGTTCATAATGTTTTTAACTATCCCTAACGTCATTTTCGTATCGGTGTACTTATCTATAAAGACCTTAGCATCTTTACGACTAACGAAATACTTTTTAAACCCATTAGGACCAGATACCTTATAAACTTCATATGTAGCGGGATTGAACCCGTTATCTTTCATTCTCATAACTTTACGGACCTTCTTGATCTCGTAATTCTTTTTTACATTTACTTTACTCTTACTCATATTATTCAATTTTACTTTACTTAATTAAAATACAAAAGTGCTAGGTATTAACCTAACACTATTTCAATAGCTCTCTTTGAAAGTCCGATACCTTTCAATTCTTTACGAACTTCAGAAAGGAAACGTTTTTCAATACGACCCATCTTAATAGGGTATTGAGCAATGATATTCTTAATAGTCAAAGACTCTTTTTTCAACTCAGCGAAAAACTTCATTTGTTTTTTCAACTCCGAATTATTACGGACGGCTACTTTATGTGTACGACCCATAAAATCGGTAAATTCTACAATTGAATTAGGTTTAACCGCAGAACTCATTTTAGAAGCGGCAAACATTTTATAGACCGGTTTTTCGTTTCTAGCGGTAGACCAGAAAATTTGGTTTTTTTGACTCAATTCATTCGTTTTGTACATAACACTCATATTAAAAATTTTTATATATACTCTCCAATATTGGAACTTTACTAAGTAAAGATACGACTTTTTTACGAACTGGCCAAATCCTGACAAAAGAAAGTTTATTGACAATCAACGAGTTACGCCCATTAGAAAAAGAAATATATGTAAGTCATTGATTATCAAGCAAGTTTTTTTCCTCCATAACTCACTGACAGTCAATGGGTTACGCTATGGTATTGATTATCAACGAGTTATACATTTGCAGAATTTCTAATGGATCCGGCCAGGTTTAGATGTTTTTTATTTCGGTCCCACCTGGATAAAAATAATTTCTAAAGTATTACCGGATCAGTTTGACGCGGTCTAATACCAGTAAGGCTCTTGGTAAATCGGATAATTTTTCGTATCTTAATACTACGTCTTCGCTATTCTGCAATCCACACCAGTAAAGGGTTTCACTGCGGTACATACTGACGAAAATAAATCCTATTCGGTTTTGGAGTGGATCAGCCTGGTAAAAAAATTTGTTACGGACGATATGAATGGGTGGGATATTCTTTGTATCTGTGACATCGTACAAATACCCCTTCATACGTGTACACTATAACAATATATAAATACATATATTCATATATACAACTTAATTAACACAATTTACCACTTTCACCCACTT